AATTCATTAGGACCACAAGGATTACACGGTCCTGATATATCGTATTTTGGAATTTGAGAAATTTTTCTTTGAGTTAATACGTCCGTTTCTAAAAACAACGTGTGAGAATAATTTTTATTCAAACCATATTCAAATAAGTAATCATAGTACTGAGGACCAAACGATCCTGTTCCGCATAATGTTTTTTTATGCCATAAATTTGGAGCATCTATAAATTCGATATTAGGAATATGTTGTAAATATGGTCTGGGAGAATCTCCTCCAGAATTAATTATTCTAACAGGAATATCCGGATTACATCTGCAAAAATTTTCTAAAGTGAATTTTGCTCTAGCAAAATCATTGCACATAAACAAAATGGCCTGAATATTCATTTATATATTAATTTTAGATATATAGGAAGACACTATCTTTGACCAATCAAAAGTTGAAGCATATTCTCTGATTTCTTTTTTCATGGATATGCTAATTTTTTTGTTCTCTTCAATTATATTATTAATTAAGTCAATGTTTTGAATATCATGTTCACTTATAACAGATATCCATGGCTTAGAGATATCCAATGATTGAGCCGCTGGTTCCGATATAACTAATCCTAATCCAGCAGACATTGCTTCTAGACATACTAACGGTTGCAATTCATCTTGACTTAATAATACCAAATTGGCGAATTTTGTTAAATTTTCGCATACTTGGTCGTATGTCCAAGTTCCCAAATATCTTTTAGATTTATAGTCAAATTCATTATCTTCTGGATTGCCAACATATACAACATTCAGGCCCAATTTCTGAAACATTGATTGTCTAGTATCACAATATACTCCATTAGGAACGATTTGTGACTTAATATCTTTGGCATTGAAAAAAGATTTTTCAAACTCAGTCAGTACAAATCCTTCAGAGCTTAATAAGTGTGGAATAACATGATTCCAGAATGGAATAGAATATTTAAATCCACTACCATGATTAGTAAATATTTTTTTCTTAGGATTCATTAAACCAAAAGGAATCCAATGTTTGCCAATATGATTGTGAACTATATCTGGATTAAACTTTCTATAGTCTTCTAAAACTAAAAAATCTTCTATATGATTAGATATAATTACTTCATGACCTAGTTTTTCTAGCTCTAGTTTGTAAATCCACACAACCCTTTCTAATGCGCCCCATCCATTAGGAGGAACAGGAATAGAACCATCACTAATTAATTGAAATTTCATTTGTGAATAAAATATACATCCTTTCTAGCGTTTTCATATTGTTTAAAATTGCTTGTGAAAGGCTCACCTATCATCAATTTTTTGTTGATCATTAAATACCGAAAAATATATTGTCCTAACCACATATCAGAATTAAATCCAGGGTGTCCAAGAGATATTCTTGTTACACAAAATTTATCTAAAAAGTCTAATATATTATCGTAATTACCTCCTATAACCCCCATATTGATGAGATCAAAATGACTATTATTGATAGCAAAAAACGTATGCCCATCCCATTTTGCCTGTCTATGCAGTTCCATGTAAGGAAATTGACAAAGTTTGATAGAGTCTTTGCAAACAAAAATATTTATATCTGGATATTGTTGCGTTATTTTAACTGGGTCATTAACAACTGTCACATCAGAAGCATCTGTTAAAAATATTGTGTCAAATTTATTGTTATTCAAATAATTTCTGTAACAAAAAAATCTCCAGTCGTTATTGGAATATTCGGAAGGAGAAACTTTAATAAACTGTATTAGATCTGTTTTGTATTGATTAACAAAATTTTCTGTTAAATTGTCATAAAAAATACGTCCTTGCAAACCATGTTTTTTGACAGAATTATACCAAGGGGCTATATATTGGATGTCATTTTGACTAACTTTACCATCTGATTGTCTACCAATAACAGCCGTATCATCTATACTATTTGGATGATTTTTTACAGAAAAATAAGTAGTGCATATGACTGATGATTTTTGCATTTAAGTAGAAATCCAAAAAAAATAATTATTATTATTATCTTTACATACGACCCATCTCTTTTTAATAGCAGCACAAATAAACGTATATACAGACTCCGTACAAAAACCAGCAAAAATATCAGGAATTATATTCTTATAGAAATCTTTTATGTCTCTTGTAAAAATTTGACAATGAGCATTTAAGCCTGACCCTATTGATATACAAAATTCATTATTCTTATCTAATTTAAATCCTGAAGCATTAAAAGAATATAGTGGTAGCATATCAAGTAAAGGACCATTGTCTCCGTCTGCTATACAGGAAACCATAGCATATGGACCAATATTGATTTTTTCTGCCATTTTTTCTATAGTATTTTCAGTATTAAAAGTAACACCAGAATCTACATATAGAAACCCATCATAATTATCATCGAATACAGAAGCAGTATGATTAAAAGAGACATTTACAGGAACTTTGTCGTTAATAGAATTAATTTGGATTTGTGGAAAGACATTTTTTATTTTTGACAATGTTGAATCTTTTGATAAACAAGATGATATAGCTATATCGTGATTAACATTTTTTTGTTTTACTATAGAATGTAATGATTCTATGTAGTAATTTGTATTTTCTCTATTCGAAATTCCGCATATATTGTATATTGTTAATATTCTCATATTAGTTTATTTATTTTATCTGATAGGTCTATAGTGAATAAATTATTAATATTAAATCCTCCTTGCATGGTTCTTTGTATCATTTCTACAGCAGTTTGATCGGACATTCTATGCTCTAAGGAGATAACAGAATTATGAAATAAATGATCTATTTGAACACATTTTAAGTCGACAACTTTTCCTGCTCCTTGATATATCCTATAAGTAATAACGTCTGCTCCGTGGTTTCCATACGAATCATCTATAATAAAACCCAATTTTTTTGCTGCTACTTTTGAGACTATTGGGAAAGCTGCATATTGATTATTAATCCTGTCTATTGAATTATCATATGTTCTGCCGTATACTATATCTCCAGCATCATCTAATAAATCAACAGCTTCTTTATCCCATCCATTATGAGTTAGTAAACAGTCGTCATTTAAACCAAAGATATATCTTCCAGAAATTGTTTCCAGCATAGAATTTAGTCTAACGTGCAGATTACTATGTCTAGTTTCTATATATGCTTTACATTTGGTATTATTACTAATAATATCATTATACTCTATTAGAGTTGGATCATCTGAATCTAGTCCAACATGGATCTCATAGTCTAAGGTACATGTATTAGCTATTGATCTACATAGACTATCAAACATTTGTGGTCTAGATCTAGACATTAATATTATAGAAAAAGCTATCATTTAATTTTTAAGATTTAGTAAGTTTCAATAAACCCGAAGTAACACCAAATATTATAGACAAGCAAAAACATATAGCAATAAATTCCATGTTATTTCTCCAAAGTAATACGATTCATTATATGAATCGAAATATTTTTTATCAATAAACGTATCCTATCTCTTTCTTCTTCTGTGTATCCAATATCTATATAGTCTGATTTATCCCAAGTAAATCCGGCATAGTTTTGAATACAGATATCTTCTATTTCTTGATCAGATAATTTTGATCTTTGTTTAACGCGTTTTATAATTTTTTGAATTATAGACAATAATCTATCTATTAGATAATCATATTCATTGTGCTTCGGCTTGAATCTTATAGAAACAAATTCGATAAAATCTTTATCGTTCATCTTACTGATGGTAGGTTCTGTTTCTATATGGCCGGACTTATCCGTAGAAAAAACTGGCCTAAAAATTAGTTCGTTCATTTTTAATATTAGCGAGTGTATGGTAGATATACAAAAACAGGATATTTACTCCATACATCTTCTATAAGATCGCTTATAAAGTTCCAGTTACCTCCAGCAAGCCCACTACCGAATCTGGGACAGTGTATTTCGATATTTTCTGTTTTATTAAGGAAACCAGTATTGGTATCTATAAACTTAGCCAAAGAAACCATAGACTTAATTAAGCCATAATAATTAAGAGGCCTATGATTTTGAATAGATTTCGTACCGTTTTGAGCTATCATATTTACCACATAGAATTTATGTTTATACGGTTCTGTTTCTTTGATCTTTAAGATTTGTGAATAACCCATATTTTTTGTAAGAAAACTTTTACCTAATAGGTGATAATTAGCTTCTACTTCCGGATACCTCAAAGAGATATCTCCTGCAAAACCTGCTCCGAATAAATCTACATTGTTGCATACGTGAGGAACAAAAACAGTACATCCTGCATTCTTTGCTGATATTCTTTGCTCAACAGCAGAAAATATATCTATATTTTTGATATAGGTCACATGATTCTTGTTTGATTGAATTTTGTTTTTATTTTGTAACATATTAATCACTTTATTTTTTGCCATTTTCCTATGGGACATTCCTGATCTGCCCATGCTAATTTATTAAGAAACCTTTTCTTCGTTCCTAAATTACATCCACAAACTTTGCATATAGATTTAACACTATTAAATTCATTACAATTCTTACAGATCTCATACCTATCTTTTATTTGTTGATTTGTACATTTTGGAAAACCGTGATATACATGAAAAATCAGAGATAACGCAAATACTTTAAGTCGTAATAATAGCATCTGGCTTTGGTCTTTCGGTTACTGCAACAAAGTTACTAGATTCATCTAAAAAATATATGTCAATAGATTCGACCATATCATCTCTCTTAAGCCATCTATTGTTTCCTGTTTTTATATTAACGGCTAACCTTGATCCATTTTTCTTGAAATCAGCAGTATTAATATACCTTTGATTTTCAAATAGAAAGGCTTCACCGATTTCTAGTTCTTCTATATATTTCATTAGTGGTTATAATACCTATCCCAATCTTCCCATTCCAAATCTTCGTAATATTGTTTTTTCTTTTTTATTTCTTGCTTCACTATAGAATCTTTAATAAAAGATTCATCATAACTATCTTGATGTTTATTGTGTTTTTGTTGAATATTTTTGCGACGAATTTCTTTTCTACTAGAGAAATCGTCAGTATTGTCTTTCATTTTCTGTTTCATCTCCTTGACTGGAATTAGTATAAGCAAGATCACAACTAAAGTCAAGTCAGGTTTCTAAAAAAATGAACTTGCCGATAGGTCATATATCTCATATAATGATGCAGATCGGTGGTTATAATCTTATTTCTTCTAATACCCCAAACCCATATCATGAACAAAGTCTCTTTAGTTACAGGAATATGGGATCTTAATAGGGGATCTTTATCTGAGGGCTGGTCTAGAAATTTTGATCATTATTTAGACCACTTTAAAAAATTAATGGATGCAACTCAAGAGTATAATCTAATTATTTTTATAGATAAGGATAATGAAAATTTAGTATGGGACCACAGATCAAAAGAAAATACACGGGTGTTTCATCATTCTTCACAAGAATTTACTGGTAACTTTTTTCCGTTTTATGAAAAAATACAAAATATCAGATCTGATGAAAACTGGTTAAATATAACCGGATGGCTAAGAGATAGCACACAGGCCAGACTAGATAAGTATAATCCTATGGTTATGAGCAAGATGTTTTTGCTGCATAATGCTAGTATATTTAATCCTTTCGATAGTGATTATTTTTATTGGATAGACGGAGGTATAACCAACACAGTTCACCCTGGCTATTTTAGCCATGACAAAGTGCTGAATAAGATATCAGATATAACAAATAAATTTTTATTTATTTGCTTTCCATATGGGACAGAAACGGATATACATGGATTTCATATCGATGGAATGAAAAAATTTAGCAAAAGCGACACAGTTGATAGAGTAGCAAGAGGAGGATTTTTCGGAGGAAAGAAAAAATATATTTCAGAGGCTAACAATCTTTATTACTCTCTTGTTAATGATTCTCTGAATGAAGGGTATATGGGTACCGAGGAAAGTATTTTTACTATTATGACTTATTTAGATAGTAATACATTTAAATATGAAATGATAGAAGAAAATGGACTAATATCAAAATTTTTCGAAGATCTAAAAAATAACAATACTAATTTTCAAAAACTCAAAAAACAGCAAAAACATGAAAATGAAGATATACTATTATATATAAATTGCTTTAATTCTCCAGAGCAATTACAAATGGTTCTGAATAGCTTTGAAAGATACGATCAAAACTTTTTGAAACAAACCAGAAAAATATTATTAAATAATACTACTAACGATAAACTGTTCGATCATTATACTAACATATCCAAAAAATACGATATAGAAGAAATAAGACACGGGAATAAAGGTATATGTAGATCAAGACAAATTGCTGCTGAACACTTTAAAGCATCAAAATCAAAATACATGATATTTTTTGAGGACGATATGCTTCTAGATCTAGATAAAAATAGTAATTGCAATTTTGGATTCTCTAAATTTGTGCCTAATTTATTCTATAATCTTATAGATATTATGGATGATGAGCATTATGATTTTCTTAAATTTAGTTTCAGCGAGTTTTATGGACACAATGGAGAACAATGGAGCTGGCATAATGTTCCAGCAGATAGAAAAAAACAATATTTTGGTGATCTGAAATTTAGACCAAACACATTATTCAATCATATTAAAACTAAAAACAATGTACCATATGCCGAAGGAGAGGTTTACTATTCTAATTGGCCTCATATTATAGGCCAGGAAGGTAATCAGAAATTATTTCTAGATACAGTATGGGAAAATCCTTTTGAGCAAACTTGGATGAGTCATATATATACTTTAAGTAGAAATAAAGAAATTCAATCAGCAATATTATTAGCAAGCCCAATTACTCATAATAGGATTCATTTTTATGAAGCTTCAGAACGACGAGAAAACTAACACTATCTTTATACAAATAGCCTCTTATAGAGACCCCCAACTTATTCCAACTTTGAAGGATATGCTAGATAAAGCCAAACATCCAGAAAACTTACGTATTGGTATTTGTTGGCAACATTCAGATGATGATTCGTGGGATAATTTAGAAGAATTTAAAAATGATAATAGATTTAGAATCATAGATGTTAATTATAAAGAATCAAAAGGTGTTTGTTGGGCTAGAAATAGTATTCAACAATTATATAGTAATGAAAAATATACACTACAACTAGATAGTCATCACAGGTTTGTAGAGCATTGGGATGAAAAACTAATTAATATGCTACAATCATTACAATCCAAAGGATATTCTAAACCTTTACTCACGGCATATATACCTAGTTTTGATCCAGATAACGATCCAGATGCTAGAATAAGAGAGCCCTGGAAAATGAATTTTGATAGATTCATACCCGAAGGAGCTGTCTTCTTCTTACCTGCATCATTTGATATTGCCGATGATAAAACTCAACCTCTGCCAGCAAGATTTTACAGTGCTCATTTTGCTTTTAGCGTTGGGGATTTTGCTATAGAGGTTCAACATGATCCAGACTATTATTTTCATGGAGAAGAAATAAGCATAGCTGCCAGAGCTTATACTCATGGATATGATCTATTTCACCCAAACGAAGTTATAGTGTGGCATGAATATACAAGAAAAGGTCGGTCTAAACAGTGGGATGATGACAAAATTTGGGTCGAAAGAAATAATGCATCTCATTTAAAAAATCGTAAGTTGTTCGAAATGGATGGAGAAAAAAGAGATATAGATTTTGGAAAGTATGGATTTGGTACTATAAGATCTCTAAGAGATTACGAAAAATATAGCGGTCTTTGTTTCAGTAAAAGGGCAATAACACCACAAGTTAAACAAAATATACCACCTCCTGACGTATTACAAAATTCTTCGGATGAGGAATTTGATAATGCTTTATTGAGTATTTTCAAACATTGTATCGACATACAATATTCTCAGGTGCCAGAAAATGACTATGATTTTTGGGCAGTAGCTTTTAAAGATAAAAATGGCAATGATATACATCGTCAAGATGCAGATAAAGATGAAATATCTAGAATGAAAAACGACCCAGACGGGTACTGCAAAGTTTGGAGAGAATTCCAAACAAGAGAGAAACCTAGTAGTTGGATTGTATGGCCTCATAGTTCGAGCAAGGGGTGGTCTGATCCGATCACTGGTTATTTATGAAAGCATATATACAGCATCACTGGACTTCTGGTCATGGAGATTTTTACATAGATGTATACGAATATCTTAATTTAGCCATATTCTTAAAAAATATTGGTTATGATGTACATTTATTGTTTAAACCTCCATCTAAAACTAACAATATTAAAAATTTATATTTAAAAATCTTTGACTCTTCTATATTAAACTTTTTTGATTCTTTTACCGAATTATCAAGACCGATAACAGAAAAAATATACAAAAACACTTTTCATTTTTTTGATGAGCATAAGTATTTTCACGAAAATCATTCATATAGAATATCTGATGTTATCGAATGTAAGCCCGGAATGCATCATTGGGATTTGTTTGTAGACGACGATTCATTTGCAAAATATATGAAACCAGATCAGTTGACATATCATAAATTTAGATCTTCGTCTGATAAAATTATAAATGAGAGAGAACTTATTGGAAGTGGCGTAAGGCCACCAATATCAGAACAAATAATCAAAAAAAAAATAAATTTTTTGAAAGATAAACCTTCTGATTTTGATTTTTTTCATTTAAGATTCAGAAGAGAAGACAACGAAGTATCTAAAGATTATCGTTTATTTGATCAACTATCTAAAATAATAAGTAATTTTAAAACACCAATTTTTTTAGGTTCTAATAGTCTATACGCATCAAACTATTTCAAAAGCTATGACAATGTTTTTACTTATGAAGAAAAAGAGGATAGGTTCGATAACGGTTTTAATACTTTGGCGGAGATGTTTTCTGTAAAAAAATCTAAAAATATTTATGCTTTTAATGAATTTTGTTGGACATCTAATTTTTTATTTTACGCTTTTTTGGAAAACGAATCGATTCAAAAATATGAGGTAAAAATAAACTATGAAAATTAAATTTATAGACGAAAATTTAGTAGGACAACCTGGACTATCAAGATATATGGATCCTAAATTAAATTGGAAAAAAAACTTATCTTCATATGATATATGTATTTACACAGATAAACTGTGTTTTGGAGATCTAGATATAGATAAAAACAATTATGCTTGGATTATTGAGCCTCCAATTATTAATGGAGAAAATTATATTAATATAGTTAAACAACATAAAAAATTTAGTAAAGTTTTTTCTTATTATATAAATCTAGATCATCAAATCGATAATTTTATTTATATTCCTCATGGAGGAACTTGGTTAAGACAAGAGGACATTGCAATACATATCAAAGATAAGATAGTAAGCTGTATATTTTCTAATAAAGATTGGAACGGATATCACAGAATGAGACATAGAATTTACGAAAGATTGAAAAACGATAGTACTATAGATTTTTTTGGAACAGGCTGCGACAAGCCAATAGAATATAAAATTACAGGTCTTAAAAATTATATGTTTTCTATTGTTGTAGAAAATAGTATAGAAAATGATTATTTTACAGAAAAACTAATTGATTGTTTTCTTACTGGAACCATTCCAATATATTGTGGTACAAAAAACGTTACTAAATATTTTGATGAAAAAGGAATAATATTTTTTGATGGTGACGAAGATTTACCAGATATTTTATTAAAAATAAATAGCGAATATTATCAACAACATATAAAGAATATACAACATAATTTTAATGCCGCTCACGAATATATATATCCGGAAATAAAAATAAATGAATATATTAAACAATATAATTGTAACATCAGCTAATTCTGTTTATTTTGATTCTTTACTAACTTTAATAAATAGTATTCATAAACATAATCTAAATGTAGTAGATCAAATTTTTGTTTATAATCTAGGTTTTGACAAATTAGAAATAAATAAACTAGTTTCTATGAAAAATGTTACAGTATTAGAATTTAGCGAAGAAGCCAAATCTTCTCATACCAAATTTATGGAACCTAAATCTTATGTATATAAAACCTATTGTTTGTATCAAGGCAAAAACTATGGTCGTAATGTTCTATGGGTTGATGCGGGAGCTATGTTTTTAGATTCTTGTCAAGCTATATTTGATAAAATTAATTCTCAAGATATATTTTTAGTAAAAGATACACATATCAATATTAACTATACTCATACCAATTGCAGGAATATAATGAAAGCTACTGATAAAGAATTAAAGGATTGTCAGCTATGGGCTGGATTGATTGGATATAAAAAAAATGGAATATTTGAACAAATGATAGATGATGCTTATAAATACTCAATAATTCCCGGATGTTTAGATGGAAATGAAGAAAATCACAGGCACGATCAAAGTATAATGTCTATTTTAGCTTCTAGATATAACTGTCCTACAAATAATATAGATATTTACGGGTATTGGACAGATGTTGATAGAAATTTAGAAACGGCGAAGAAAATAGGTAGTATAGTTTTTGCTCATCGTAGAGGACATATTGATCACAGAGACATAATCTATGTTTAAATTTAAGGACACTCATAAATTTGTTATTAATCTACGAAGAAGACATGATAGATTAATAGAAATACAAAAAGAATTTGATTATATGGGTTGGTCTTTTGAAAGATTTGAAGCTATCGACACTAATAGTTATATAGGTTGTGCTTTATCTCATAAAGCAATAGCTGAAATAATTTTAAAAAGAGAATATAATTATGCCATAATATTTGAAGACGATATATTTTTTATGCCTTATGTAAAAAAACTATTACCAAATATAGAGGAAGACTTAAATAAAACTAGCTGGGATTTTTTCCATTTTGCTCCGTCGATACATAGACCTCTTAAACAATTTTCAGACTTTTTAGTAGATTTAAGCGACCTTCCGCCTAAAGATCCAAATAAACATAGAGGTATTTTTGGTACTTCTGCGTTTGTATTAACTCCAAAAGTTTGCAAATATTTAATAAAATGGGACTCTGATGAAATTATAGAAAATTCACATAAGCAAAAACCTATAGATGAATTTTTGGATATGGGTGTATACCCTAACATTAATGCATTTTCATCTACTCTACCTTTAGTTGTTCAAAGAAGCGGTTATTCAGATATTAATGGAACAATTGATTCTAATCATTATACGATGACTTATAATTGGAACGTTTACTATCCTACAAAGCTGGATCCAAGTATGATGGACTTTGATTTCTGTCATAAAATAAAATATGAAAGTTAAGATAATATCAGCAATATATTTTGATATGTACGGTACTGATTTGGGTGGTAGAACATCCAGAAATGATCACTATTTATATAGCATGAATAGTATTATGAACATTGACAATGTTGATTTTGTTATATATACCAATAATAAAACTAAAGTAGATACTTTTTTTCTAGAAAAATATCCAAATAAAATAAATAAGTTTAAATCAATAGAATATAATTTATACAACAATATTTACAGAGATAAAATTAATAAACTCAAAAACGTAGAAGAAACAAAAAAATCAGATAGATGTATAGAACTTCAATATTCAAAATTATATTGGATAAAAGAAAATTGTTATAATGCTGATTTTATATATTGGATAGATGCCGGCCTATGTTATAGTGGATTATTTCCAAATAGATACTTAAATATTAACAGCAAAAATTATTACGATCAATACTACGGATCAAAAATATTTAATAATAAATTTCTCAATAATCTTATACAGTATACTAGCGATTCTATATTAGTATGCGCAAAAGACAACGTAAAAAATTATTGGGATGGTTCTTTACCTAGTAATTTTTTTATTTCAAATCCATGTTCAGATAAACATATAATTGGAGGTTTTTTTGGAGGTAACTCAAAAAAGATGTCTGTTTTATCAGACGCTTTTAATGAATTAACTGAAAATTTATTAGATAAAGAATCTAAATTATATAGCGAAGAACAAATATTGAGTTGCTTATATTACAATTATAATCACATTTTTTCTAGTAAATATTTTGATATATGGTGGCACGAAGATAATATAGTTGGAAATGTAGGCATAGAAAGATCTAAAGAGTTGCTATTATCAGCAAAAAGCTTTTACAAGATACTAGAAGAATTACAATAGACTAATTTTAAATAGGTGGGTAAATTATTCCATACCCTTCGTATTTTTTAATTCCTCTATATTTAGAATCATTAAGAGGCTTACTGTATTGTTTCAATACTGCAATATAATCTTTATAAGTTTGTAATTTATATTTATTATTTTTTCTATTAAAACTTAATAATAAACTAGCTATACCCACAGCATATGGATTACTCATACTAGTTCCGCTCATTAAAGCATATCTATCACCAGGAATACAACCCATTATATCTTGACCAGGTGCCAAGAAATTTAAGGACTCACCACTACAAGTAAAATGAGTACGATTCAAATTTTTGTCTATTGCTCCTATAGATATGGTTTCTGGATATTTAGCAGGATATAGGATGTCCGTGGATGATCCATTATTTCCTGCTGCACAAAACATTACTATTCCTTTTGAAGCAGCAGTCTTGATTGCAGATTCTATTTTAGAAGAAGGAAATTGAGCACCAATACTCATAGTTATAAAATCTACTCTTTGATCTATTGCCCACAAAATTCCGGCAGCTATGTGATTTTCTTCTCCTCCTCCATTATCATTCAAACATTTTATTGGGACTATTTTAGTTTCTGGTGCTATTCCAACCATACCAAAACCATTATTTTTAGCGCAGATAGTTGAACTAACATGAGTTCCATGACCATTTCTATCTATCGGGTCATTGTTTCCTTCAACAAAGTTTCGTCCTTGTAAAATATTGTTTGCAATATCAGGGTGATTATAATCGCAACCCGTATCTATAACAGCAACTTTAACTCCATTTCCAGTAGTTCTATTCCATAGACTATCAATATGAAATTTTTTTATTTCCCAACCCATCATTTGAGGATCGTTAGGAGAAAGTCCAAATAAATCTTCTTTTAAATAAGGTAGTAGATTAAATTTGTTACTCATATTAATATCTTTGTTTAGTAAATCCACATTGATAATATTTTTTATTATTCACTACAATATTTCCGGATGATGCATATTGGCTATTAGGAGTAACGGAATACAATGTTGGATCACTGATTTGAAGTCTACTGTTTAGTTCCGTCGGATCTATAACGCTTGTCCAATCCCATGGCCTTATATTAAATTCAGTAACTATTCTGTCTATTCTTGTCGCATATCCGACAACACCAGCTTTAGCAAAAACTACTCCTATAATTTTTCTAACACCATTAGGATATTCCGCAATTAGAGCCGCTCCAGAATCTCCAACAGATACTACCGAATTAGAATCAAGCTGATCCGAATATGCAAAAATTATACAATCAGAAAACGTATATTGTTGGCTGTAAAAAATAATATTTATTGATGCTTTAATAGCAACAATTTCTATTTCGCACCAGCTAGTTCCAGAAGCATCTGTTTCAGCATAGCCCTTCGGCCCACTACTTCTACCTGTGGAATATATTTTAGGATTGTCTGATAATAAAGATTCTATTTCTTGACTAGTAGCAAATACCATTACGTCACTATATTCTGTTTCTGTGGAAGGAACATATATTTTATGAGAATCTTGATTTAATAAATTTTCTGTCGGTGTATTTTGATTACCAATCCCAATCACGGCAATATCTGTATAATTCACATTTGGAGTTAGTCTTAATCCACTATATTTTTTTATGTATGAATTAATGATAGTATCTGGCTGATTAGTAGTTTGCTTATCTCCCCATATACCTAATGTTCCTGGTTTATAGCTTGTGCCTCCATAAGATAAACTTTTTTCATAAGTATTATATGGAGATGAATCTTCTGTTGTCTGATTTCTATCTGGAGCTAATGCTAATCTAGATAATATTGAATGAATCGAAGTAATTCCCACAAATTTATTATCATCATTATCTACGCACATAAATCCTAAAGTGCAAAATGTGTAATTTTGTGTACTGAAGTTTTCAGGAAAAACTATTAATTCTTGCCCACCTTTAAGTGGGGTTGTGTTTGTTTGAAGTCGAAGTATCTCCGGGTCTGTACTAGATAAATAACATGACGCAAATTCCGCATTAGATTCTGAACCTAGTTCAACAACATCAGTAGCATAACTTTGTCCATTAAGAATTATTTCTGAAGGAATTAACTCATTTTCTGGTACTTGATCAATAGGTAATTTGTTTTTGACATAAAAAGTAATAGACAAATTATCCGTTTTTTGATTATTTATATATTTATAACTTAATCCTATACTGATATTATTAGAATAATTATTATTTAAATAAAGTTCTGTTATTTCATCGGCAATATTCATAAGTTTTTACCTATTAATTTTTTAGAGTATCGACGTCACAGATACTAAGTAAATGACCGACATTATCATATGGTCCAGACACTATATCATCATAAGGTTCTGTTTTTTCTTCCAGTATAGAGATATTATCTGGATAATTATTTGATTGAGTAGGATATTTCCAATAATTTACTTTACTATATTCAATATATTTTTCTATATCACTAGTTGTATTTAAGTTTATTTCTGGTCTTTTATAAAAAGCCGCTTTATACCATTCATCGGTAGTAGGCATCCTAACAATAGGATCATTTTGTTTCGTAACCACACCTTCTGTTCTGTTTTCCATTAAATAAGCGCCAGAAGCCATAACTCTATTATTAATATTTATTGCTTTATTGTGTAACCAATTAGATATTCTAGCAGCCAAGTGCCAAGATATGCCTATTGCTGGTTTATCTTCCATACCCGGTTCAGAAGTATACCCTAACTCTGGAACATATTTTATTGGAGATTTAATATCTCTATAAATATTAGTGATAAGATTATTATCAATTAGATATGTATTTTCGCCATTCGGATCCATATCATTTAAAAACTGAGTATACTCATAATTAGTTAATGGATATTTTTGAATGTAGTATTTATAACCAATAGAACCAAACCTATTATTATCTGCAACGTTATTATTGTCGTCTACTTCAACAAAACATGAAAAATCAATTATATTATTTTCGGGCATCGTTTTTTCTACTAATGTTCCACATTGCTGATCTACTATTATATTTTCTTTAAATAACTCTGTACTACAACCAATAAAAGCACTAGGACCATCACCAAATGGAGATATATCGTTTGTAGTCAAATAAGCTGGTTCATGATTGCTTTGTGTTGTATAATCCCAGAAGCTACCAGCAGCACCAAATAATCTTTCGTCATGATAGGCCGCCTTATACCATTCTTCATATGTAGGTATATAATATTTTGCTTCTTTATTTTTGAAATAAATTCCAAGTTCTCCCACTCCTTCCTGAGCAAAAGTAGGTAATAGGTCATTATTAGTTTTAGTAGCATATTTCCAATATCCTCCCAAGCCATTATTTTTGGTAGGATCATAGTAAGCCGCCTTGTACCATTCATGTTTTGTTGAGATCCAACATACACCTTTTGGATTCTTGACAAATTTTTGAGCATCCGATTGTGTTAAATCATAAACACCAGACATATAAGAATTATTTCTATTAATTATTCTATTATGCACCCAGTTACAATATTTTGCAGCATCATACCACGATACATAATTTATAGGACCATTTACAAAATCTGTATTATATTTTTGACCTTCTTCTTTGGTATCATCTAAATATATTCTTCCGTGTACTCCGGACATTTCTGGTTTGTACAAACCGTAAGTATTTTCTAACTCATATCCAGCTACAGAAGATAGACCCGATGGATCAACACTATTTAAAAATTTAACATAACTATTTTTGGTAATAACGTTTTTAGATATATGATATCCATAATTGACATTACCAAAACCGTTAATATCTGCTTTATTTCCTAGATTTTCTATTCTAACATTTTGAATATTATCATATGCTGATGTGCTTAAACTATCGGCAATATTATCTAAAATTTGTATATCATTTAATAAAGAAGATACTCTAAATCCCGTATACAGACCATAATCTGTTCTATTATAAAAATTATCTACACTAGATACCATATCTAATGTATCATCCCATCCTCCACCCATCACTCTAATAAAATCAAATAGATCGAGGTAATCATCATCTAATTGTATAGATCCATCTGTAATTTCTCTTACATTTCCATTTTGATCATAAGTTCCATAATAACTACTATCTCCATTAGTTCCAACATTAGTTAAACTTGATATATTTGTTTGATTTACAGAATCAAATCTATATTTACTAAAACCATAAATATTTGCATTATTTTTTTCTATTACACTATAGTTTCCGCATTCGTCTACACTAGATTGCATATATCCTAATACCGGATAAACACCGTCTTCGGTTATTGGTATATTTATATCTAAATCTTGATTGTTTGTATATTTGTTATGAAGCCAATTACAATACCTCATAGCTTTTAATATATCTAATCCAATGATAGGTTTATTATTATAGTTAGGATCAGTATAATACCTACTTCCTTCAGGTTTTCCAATATCTAAAAATATTAATTTATTACTATACATTACATTTTCGTACAAAAAATATGTATTATTTCCTAAAGGGTCTACTTCATTTAAAAACTGCACATATTCTAAAATAGTAATATTATATCTACCTATTTGATAATTATAAGGTACAATATCCAATTGATTTAAATTTGTTTCATCAGAATTAACAAGCAATTTTCCGTCAAAAGATAATCTATAAGATTTGCAAATAGAATCTCCTTTTTTATCAACAGATATTAATCCACTGGGAGCAGTATCTGTTCCAGTAGCATATTTAAAATATTTTTGTTCATTAGCAGAATAATAAGCAGCTGTATACCATTCTGATTCGGAAGGTATCCAATATTGATTAATCATGTTGGTACTAGGTTTTGTATTAGTCTGTGTACTATAATTATAGTATGTACCATTAGGCCCCTTGTATGCTGCTTTATACCATTCTTGTTGAGAAGGTATCCAATATCTAGCATTTTCATTTCTAGATATGTTTGCAGTATAATACAGCTCTGTAGATTGATCCTCTAGCTCATAAATACCTTCTAAAATTCCAATACTACTAATATCATAAGCCCCAGTTTCTGTTTCGATAAAATCATCAACATAATTATGTAAATAATTGCAGTATCTTATAGACCTTAAAAGATTCATTCCAAAAACGGGTTTAGATATATTTTCATTATCTACACTATATTTTTGTCCGATCTGGTTATTGAACGATAACTTTATAAACATTGCTTCGGAATAAAGTTTTTTTTCATTATTTCCATAGGGATCAACATCATTTAAAAATCGAGTGTACTCTACATTAGTTACAGCATATCTCGATATACTATAAGCATAATTTGGCTTACTGTCTTTTGCTGTTATTTTAGGCAAAATTATAGTTGTTGAATCATTATTATCTGGAAGTATTCCTAAAAATAAATTAGTTTTTTTATCGTCTATCTGAAATTGATAATTTAAAGGATCCTCATATTCACTGCATAATCTTAAACCCATATTATTTTTCGTATCTTCTTGCCCATAATAATTTAAAAATTTTCGTCTTGCTTCTTTTATATTCTGAAGATTATTGCTTGTCCAACTCGTAATATTTATGTTATTTTTATTTTGTATAAGATTTATTACATTATTGTTTAAATTATTAATATCTTCTATTGTTATTAATTGATTAGGAGAATCCTCGAATATGCTACTGTTGTTTATCAAATTTTCTTCTACATCAAATAAAAGTTTTGTACGTAAACTAATAGGATCTATGCCATAAAATTCATCCTTACCAATGTTGATATCTTTATATGAGCCACCCCTATAGATAGTATCATCTATTACATCTTCTAAAATATTTAAAGTGCTACTTATTATTATACTGTTATAATTTATTGTTAATTCTCGAACACCTCCGTCCTGATCGTATGTTCCATAGTAACTCGATTTAGTATTTGTTGCGACAGGTAACAATACCTCTATACTAGAATTGCCTTTATAATTAGATTGATTTAAATTTTTGTCTAAAAAATTAGGATTAGTTAAGTTATAAACACCTTCTTCTGTTGATGCTACAGAATCATCCGTATATAGTCTATTATTGAGCCAATTAATTAACCTAGCAACATTTTCTACAGACAAACCCACTACTGGTTTATTCTCCATGTAAGTTTTACATATATATTTATTGTTAATTTCATTATTTTCTTTGTACTCTATCCCGCCGTGGTCTAGTGTCATATTAGGAGTAAAATATAATGATTGTTTTGTTCCGCTTGAATCTACTATATTTAAATAATCAACATATTCTGTATTGGTTGTTGGGTATCTTTGTATATTAAAGTTTTGAACAGTATCTATATTAGTACCACAACTACCAACAACAGCAGGATTACCTCCATCGATGGATACAAATGAAGAAAACCTATCTGATATTTTTGAAGCTAATCTAAGTCCTATGTATTTAGTACTATGATTATCTATATCATAAATATAAACGGCATTAGATCCTATATTATCTAAATTATTAGCAAAACTTCCTCCTCTTACAACAGGAACATACCTGTAATTATAGTCTCTTAAACACCATTCCCACACCAATCCGTCTTGATCATATGTTCCGTTACTACTGCTCCTACCATTAGTTCCTACTGTTGTTAATCCTATTTTTAATCCTTCTGGCGTTTTCCATTCACCTGTATTATTGTAGTTACAATTATTGTAATTATTAATTATTCCTCCGCTAATATAAGAATAACAGTTTCCATCATTTACTCCCGTGGCAGCACAAATTCTTAAACCAAATGATAATTTGTCATCGTATATATATTCTAAACCCCTATCAATAAAATTGTATTCTCCGTCTCTTTTTGAGCATGCTTTTACATCATTATAGCTGCCGCCAGCTATTTTTATATTATCAACAGAAAAATATTCTTTATTATTGGTGGTATAAATTGCAACACTATCTTCATATGCTTCGTTAATAGTCTCTAAAATAATATCTTCACCAAATTCGTCTTGTCCTATGATTTCATATTCTATTGATTCAGGAACAGTGATGATATAACTATCCGTAGATAAAATATCCCTATCTTCTTTTACTATATACTCCCAAACCAAACCCCCTTGATCAAAAGTTCCCCAATAACTCGGTCTCCCATTTGTTCCAATGCTAGTCATATTGCCGTAAAGACTATTATCCCAATTAGATTTATTATTACTATTTATAGTATTACCACTACTATCAGGAATTACTTGTTTATTTTTGTTATATATTTTTATATTAGGAACTTGCGAAACAAATCTAACACCTTGATTTATATACGAATTTGTTTTTACCTCTTCTCCTGTAAAAGTATCATCGGAGCCACCAAATCTATTAGCTCTCATATATGTTGTATTACATACATCATCTCTATTATCATTAATATTATGTAACCATTCGTCCACCTGGCCCATCATATCATAACATCCATAGGCTGAAGATCCGCCGTTTGTACCTTTGGTTGTTACTCTATCATTAAAATTTGCTGTATTATGACCTATAGTTATAGGATACGATAAACAACAATCATTAATTTTAGAAGTTTCGGATTGAGTAAGATTTTGGTCAGTAGATGGATTATTGGCACATAATTCAATTTCGTTCTGTGAATTTGATTCTATTATATTGCTTTTAATATTTATTGTCATAATACTTTAGCAGCTATTAAGCATCCTTTTGATACAGAATGTAGAGGGTCTGAGGAATGTCTGACTAACTTGATTGGTAAAGGAAAGTTATTCTCGTTTAACTTTTCAGTAAATTTTTCTATATAACCATTTGCTTGCGAGGTGCCTCCCGCAACAACTATAGTTAGAGGATTTTTAAATTTTGGTAAACTTTTATGATTAGATAAAGCAAACGCTAATTGTTTAGTAGTATAATCTATCAGTCTTTCATAGTATGATGATACTGCTGATAAAATTGAATTATCATTATGTTGACCTATAGTGAATTGACCACCTTCTTTTTCTGCTTGAACCACACTATCTTTTTCGCCCGTCGCAATTGCAGTCATACGATCTATCCAATCTCCTGACTTTGTTGTGCTGAAGACTACTGTTGGCTCACCATTTAACATAACACAAACATTAGTCATTCCTGCTCCACAACTTATTCCTATACCAGTATAATCTTCTTCACTCAGTTCTGCGTAGCACAATGCCTCGGCTTCATTGACTGCCCTAGCATCATAGCCACATTCAGATAACACTGCTTTAACAACATCTTCGTGATATCCAACATCAAAATCTTCATCCTCTTGGTCCACTGGCTGAGATGGGACACAGAATACTAGTTTCTCGTTGGGCTCAGAAGCGTTTCCTACGACCTCTTTTAAAATAAATGAGAGTACACGCCTTGCGTCTTTTTCTTTTGCAGACACGACGCCTCGGCTCATCGGACGTTTAGCATTATCGTTTCTTTCTATTGCTTTTTCTATAGCGTCTTTACCTAAGATTATAAAAGATCCGTCAGTATCTTTGATGAAAACTTTACCAGCCAGTCCTTTCTCTATCATTTTTGTTGCTACTGGAGTAGTGGGCTTTATAACATAAAAAGCGTCTCTGAAATCTTTGTATTCTATATTGCCGTCTTTTTCTGATGACATAACAATAAAACTCGTGCCCACATCTAATCCTGGCATAATTATTTCTCCATTTGGGAATTATTTTTTGATATTTTTTAGTTTAGTAATCGAATCTGTTATTTTTTCTGATGAAATCTTTTTGTCTCCCAAACTATCGTATTTTTTTTCCAAATTATCTATCTTTATATCTGTGACAAATTTTGTTTCGTCTATAGATATAGATTTCGTTGGTTTTTGAAATTTATTTTTTGACGACAAATTGTTATGTTTAGTTGGTTCTAGTACTGAAGTACTACAATTTAGTTTACCAACTATATATCCCAAAAAGAAAAAAACAACGTTTAATAGTATCAATATACTAAACAATAGGTGCAGACTATCTTGCATCAAATTCTCCTTGAATATTATTACACCAGTATATAAATAAAAAAAATGAGGCCATTGCTGACCTCATTTATTTTGATTTAGTAATATTGGCTAATTTATTTTAGCCATTTAATATATTTTTCTTTATTATAGCCTGATATTTTTTTGGTTTGTATATTTTTAGTTATAATTCTAGAGTCAGGAATTATACTAATTTTATAAGTTTCTTTATATTCAGGATTATTTTTAAGATCGATATAACATATTATGTATTTTTCTGTAGCATCCTGTAGCTCCATTGAGTTATATAAATCATTTTCTAAAGATCTACAGAATACACAATTGGAAGTACCAAAAATTAATAATATAGATTGATTAGTTGAGTTAGATAAATTTTTGGCTTCATCTAATGAGTTTAATATAAAGTCTCCAGCAAGAGATACAGATATTAAGCAGCCTATCGTGAGCGTTATTAGTGATTTTAACATATATGACCTAATACCCTTCCTTTTTGAGTTCGTTTAATAAATCCTTTTCGTACTAAATATGGTTCTACACTATTTTCGATAGTATCAACTGCAATACCAGTCAGAGATGAAATAGCCTTTAGTCCGAGTGGATTTCCCTTATTATTCTTTAGGAGTTCCAGATATGCTCGGTCATAACTATCCAGTCCCATACTATCTATACCCTGAAGTTGAAAAATTTCATCAACAGTAGCATTATCGTTCATACAACTCTTATAATTCTTATACCATTGAAGTCTACCATTTAGAATTCGTGGAGTACCTTTGCTACGTTTAGCAATTTCCAAGAGGTCAGAGTCGGTTACGACTACTCCTAGTTTATCAGAGTTCGATCTTGCTAGTTTAGCTAGTTCATCTTCGGTATAAAAACTCAAATGTTCTTTAATTTGAAAACGATCATAAAATGGCTGACTAAGACTGCCGCCGCTAGTTGTTGCTCCAATAAGAGTAAAAGCGGGAACTTCTATTTCTTCTGGTTCATTTTCTACAACTGTACTAAATTTAAAGTCTTCCATTACTGGATATAGAAATTCCTCTACTAGCTTAGGAAGTCTATGAATTTCATCAATAAAAAATACTGACCTCTTGGTCATTCGTAATAGATATTGAATAACATTTTTTACACTTCGTAGGTTAGCCGCGTTAGTGGTATACAGATTAACATCCATCTCGGACGCTATAGCACTCGCCACAGTGGTCTTACCAAGCCCAGGAGGCCCGTCAATTAAAACGTGAGGCATCACAGTGCCAGAGTTTTTACAACCCAGCGTAGAGATGCGTAACCGACTAATAACATTTTGCTGTCCAATAATTTCATCAAAAGTTGTGGGCCTTAGACCATTTGCCATAATAGTGTCTCCAATTTAATCAGTTTCAGGTTGCTCTTTATTCTTATCCACCCAAAAAACGAAGTCATCAATTTCGCTATCGTACGCTGTTTCTACTAATCCTTTTTGAACTAGACTAGATATTGTATTGCTTACCAATCTATCATTTAGTTGTTGTAGTATATCATAAAAAAGTGAGTCAGAAATAACGTATCTTGTTTCTTTTGTGGTTTTGTGTCGTTGTTTTTTTAACAGAGATTGCACTATAACTGTGCTTTCTTCTTGAGTTAATAGTTGATCAAATTCGTCTTTGTTATCTGGTTTAATAACCATACTATCAACTATGTCTTGTTCGTCTTTAGACTCCCAGTCTCCAAAATTGTTATAAACAATAGTTCTTGCTGACGTAACTAATCCATCCACATCTTTAACAGCAAACCATTCTTCGTCACTCATGATAATCTCCTAGTTTAAAATATCAAACAGTCCTTTATAATAATGTGGCTGAGAAACAAAGTGTTTAACATGAGCCGCGATGTGTTTACGATATTGATTGTCTATAGTGTTGCTAATAAAACATTTAGTTTTCCAAATTTCTACACCCTGATAATTGGATCCCAGGTACTGCAACTTTATGTCGTTGCCAGTACCAGGATGCCAATTACTCACAGGAAACTGAATTGTAGGAAATCCAGTAGAATTGTCAATAGTCCACTTGTCGCTTTTCAAAAAACCATTTAATTGGTTAACAACCCATTCTGACAATGATTTACTTTGGTCTACATCAAACTTAAAGTACCACTTAAATTTATCTTGATTATTATCATGGTCATAGTACTCATCATCATAACCATCATCATCGTCATAGTATGGATTATTCAATTTTCACCCCACACAAAATTGGTCACTTAGTTGGTTAGCAAGGTCTTTCGCAGCAGTCGATAGGAACCGATTGTTGCTGAAATACAACGCCGTAGACGCTTGGTTTAGGTAGTCAACGACCGTTTTTAAAAGTTTGGTCTGCTGACCGCTGAGATTTAAACAGCCTCCGTGAGTCACAGTCCCAGGCACTACCGGATTCGGATCGCCATAGACTTTTTGATCACAACTATAAGTCTTCCAAGTTTGGTCAGAAATTGGACTATTACTGGTAGTTATAGTAACACCATGAATACCCCCAACGCTAAGTGGAATTTCATTACTATTAAGGTTAATATCCACTGATGGTTGACTATTTCTCTGTCCGCAGCCGTTAGTAAGCTGTTCCAAAATTTCTTGTGCAACATTTACCGATACCGGAAGACCATTTTCATCGGCTTTCTTATATGCTTTAGCATACCCCTTGTACCAATCATCACTACATTTAGCAGCATCAATAACAATGTTTGTGCTTTGACCAGTAAGAGCAGACTGAAGATCGGCCACATTAATTGGCTGACCAGTTGATCCTGGCAAAATACTAGTAAAGTACGGAGCCTTCTTTTCCCAACCCTTACGCCACCAAGTATAAGGAACTCGATAAATCTGATTGGCCTTGATCGCTCGCGGATCTCCACCAAAGTAATTTACCAGCTTCTTCTGTAGACCATTCCAGTAAGTCTTGTTTTTCCCAACAAGTTGTCGAGAATTGTCATCAAAAATCCAATAACACTGATATCCGTTTCTGGTATCTACTACCCAACTTGGCTTAACAGCAAAACCGTTGATCTTTTCCAAGAACTTCTTCTTGTGTTGGATTACAATGCTGGGCTTAAAATACTTGCCTTCATTGTCTCGACCAGCATCCATATCGCAAAAACAACAAGCAAATTCGTTGATCGCATACATTTTGCGACCACCATTAATGTAGAAATAAACATCAGAGTTGTTGTTTACATTTGCATTAATAGCATCGTCTACAAATCCTGTGTGACTCATGCTACTAATCTTCTTTCTAGGATCTCCATTGAAGCAGAATAGATGGTTGACTCCGAATGAGTCAAGAAATTGATTTCTTAGCCCTATAGCAGAGGGATTGTTGTTCTTATCGAAAGGATTAAAACCAAGATCATCACTAAACATTATTTTACCTGTTTCTTCTGTGAACCTATATTGAGGCGGCAACCTCTACCACCATTAGCAATATAAAATAGCGGGAGGGGAATTGAACCCCTCTCAAATAGCGTGTGTATCGTTCGATACCAGAGGCTATTATCTTAGTCCCCAGACTCCACTTTATATTTTTGTTTTAAGTTTTTGATTGTCCTATCAATTTTTGATTTACTCTTACTGATAAAATCAATCGTATCCGATTCTTCATAGTGTAATTCTCTATGACATCTATTACATAGCAATTTACATTTATCTATTTCTTTAAGCAGTTTACTGAAGTCTGTATTAATTTCTCCAATTGAATATTCTTTATATTCCGGATCTATATGATGAAAATCTAAAGCATTTTGATATTTATCATATCCACATATTTCGCATTTACCACCTAGTTGTTCTATCAAAATTTTCTTTTTCGCAATTTTAATTATTTTATTGGCGCATCTTGAACAAGTTCTCATAGAGCTTTTTTTATTACATATATGACAGTTAGTTATTCCTAGGGCTTTTCTGTTTGTCTTATCGTGTGGTCTTAATATTTTAGATAAAAAACCTAGTCTATGTTTTGCTTCAGATATGGTTGCTTTTGAACAATTGTATATCAAAGCTAATTCCTTTACCGATTTTCCTTCTAAAATATATCTTTTAAAGTCTTTCTTATTCTTTATGATTTCTTGTAATTTAGTCATTTAATAAAGCCTCTGGAGAATGAACGTATACTATATACTACACCATTCAAACTCCAAAGGCTATTATTTAGTAATCAATAGTTGTCGTCCTCATCGTCATACTCAGCATATTCATCTTCTTCATCATCATCGTCAAATTGATCCCAATAAGAATCTTCAAGATTATAATCTTCATCGTCGTATTCATCATGCTCATCATAACTAAAATCTGAGGAGTATAAAGGCTTAACCAGTTCACCCTCATATTCAGCAACTACTTCATAGCGACAAGTGCGTAGTTTTTCACAATTGCAATCAGATGGAACGCTAACAACATCCTTGGGATTAATTTTAACAATAACAATTCTGTCACCAGCATCCATGTTACCATAACTGGCCACATAATTCAATGCTCCAGCATGAAGCCCGTCGGAACAACCTCTGGCACGATCATCGTCAACTTTTGCTCTTTGCATAGTAACAATATTGCCAATGCTGTTATCAAAAGCCCCACGATACTTATCCTTAAAATCACTTCTAACTGCTTTGTATGCCAAAAAATGACCATCAGAAGTAATAGCCAAATTCTCATGCTCAAGGAAATCGTACAATTCCTTTTGACTCTGCATACTAGGATTTTGCATCAGATTGTCCAGAAAATTAACCAGGGGTTCAAACGGAAGACCCTTGCTCATAAACTCCAGAATTCTTTTGC